GATAAAGGTGGGTTGCCTCTATGAACATGTGTAAATTGTGATGGCCAAACTAGTAATGTATTTTTTTCTGGTTTGAATCTACACTTCTGATATAAAAATTCTGTCTCTCCACCTTCAGTCACATCATTAAGATAAACACTAAAAGCTAATATTCTGTTTCTAGCTTTCATCTCAGCGTTCTCACAATGCCACATATGATAACCTTCACCTACTTTTGTTTTTTGTATCTTAACTTCTAAGATATTATGTGTTGCTAATTTTTTTAAGTATGAATATTTTTGAACATACAAAGGATACACCTCATTAAAAAACATATCTATAAAAGGTTTGTTGTTATAAGTCATTGCAACATTGGTAT